GTTTTGAAAATCTGCACCGCTTGCGCTGTTTGGCCAGTGAGCATTTGTACCCACTCACCCTTGCCCATTTGATCTGCACTGTTTTTGAAAATGCCGTACATGGTGCCGACATAATCAGTGATCACACCGACATCAGCTTTAGTACCTTTCGCCAATATCGCACTAGCTTCGGTAAACGTGCCAAGTTCATTACCCACCAAACCATTGATCGCGGATTGAATATCGTAGGAACTACGCACAAAGTCTTGAGCTGATTCGCCATATTGCGTGCTAAAACGCAATGCACTTTGGGTTAAGTCCTCCAATACATCGTTTGCCACATCCAGCGATGCCACTTCACCTAATGCACGATCCAACTCTTTAGCGGGCGTAATCAAGCGATCTAAGGCATAACCGGCACCAAACAACCCCGCAGCACCATAACCTATCTTGCGATAGCCGGCTTGCACGTTGGTAGTTACCTGGTCCATTGTTTTCATGATCTTGCCTGCAGGGCCGCTTACCCTGTCGACCAGGCTAATCACAAAATCCAATTGTTGCAGTGCGGTACTCATAACACTTGATCAATTCCTGCTGAAACGGCGTTTTTCATGTTTTCAATGTGGCGACGCTCTAAAAAAAGCGCCTCGCCCATTGTTTGTTCGTTTATGTCTTGCCCTGGCAACCAATGCTTGCAGAGCACAATGAGTTGGCCTAAGCCGTTGTCGTTGAGCCTGTCGGCGATGTGCTCGACTTTTTTACCTTCACGGCAACACGACTAGATACGTTCTCAGCGACAATGCCAAACACCGCCACAACAACACTAGCGTCAATTACGCCATCCCATTTCATGGCGTCAATGAAGTCGGTTTTTTGCTCAGGCTTCACCGTGTCTTTAAGCAAGTTAAACATCGGGCCTGTTTTGTCTTTTGCATCGACCGAGTTAATAAAGTCGTTGTAATCAGTCACCGACACATCAAACTCAAAATCTTTTTCGTTAATCTCAACGGTAATTTTCATGGTTTATCCCCCCAATAATGTTTTCACTACAGCCCAAAGGCCTAATTCTTCAAGAACTATAGCTGCCGCAAGCCCCATAAATATGTAGCGGATCTGCAATAAGTTTCGTTCTATTGATGAAAGCGACGCGCCATACTTCACAATTAAGTCACTGTGCTGTTCTTGCACCATTTCCAGCTTTTGCAGCCGTAAATTGCATTGCTCATCGCTCATTAATCTCTCCATGACTAATCAAGTAACTTAAATTTGTTACCCGTTATTGCTTGTGTTGCTTTATTGCTGACACCTGTCTTTTCGACGCTTCTGCCAATACTCCAAATGCCCACACAACCACCCCAGGCAGCCCAAAACTCAGTTGGTAGAGCAAATGGCTCAACCGTGACACTAAACGCGGCTTGCAACGCAGGAACTAAGCAATAGTTGAAGAAAATAATGAACAAACCGGCGTAAACAACGGTTGGTCTGGCACGCTTAGTGTAGTTATCACCTTGCGTCATCTCAGCTACCATGATTCGTTCTTTGGCTTGCAGCTCAGCACGTAGCGATTGCTCTATCTCGCTGTCCCGTTGCTGCATAAGTTGCTGCATTTGCAACTTGAACGTGTTTCGCTCGTCATCACTGGTAAATAGTTCATCGGCTAAATTAGATATGCTGTCTAACAAGCCGCCGCTTGCACTGCCAATGACGCGTGAAATTAAACTCATGACAACTGTTCCTCACTTAATAGCGTGTAACTAAAGCTGTTGCCGTATAACGCAGCGGCTTTTTTGGCTAACGCGACGACAATGTTTAAATCAAGATGATCCGCTGTGACTTGGCACCCCGCAGACCATTTATCGACCTGCATACTCACTATGCTTTGGCTGGCACAATGCAAGTTAATACCGAACAATCCCTCATCAATAGCTGTGTCGGTGTCTAGTTCTTTATCCTGGTTAGCATCACGGTGAACACGCATCGGTGCTTTCTGCACCAGTGCAGAGTATTTGCCTTTATGGGTGCCAAGCATCCAGCAACCAGGATGATGACCAAGCGCCAAAATGGCGGTGCCGTCCACGTTGATCGGGTTTTCTCGGTAATAGATGCCGGGATCAGTGGTGCCATCAAACAGCAACACATTCCATTTGCCAGCCACTTGAAACAACACGCCCAACACATCATTAAACGCATTTGAGGCTGTATCGTTGCTGCGAATACCGAACAAATTCAGGTTGTAATCACCCTTATAAATCGGCGCATCAATCGCTTTAAACGCATCAATAAGTGCAGTGCTATTAATCTTCATGTTGGCTTTTGCTTTGATAAATGAATCACTGCAGGGCCATCCACAAAGATGGATGTCGTCTTCTGGCCTCGCCCCTCGGGAACGTGCGCCAAAATAGACAATTCATCACCATCAATCGCATTCAATCGATAAGTGATATCCGTTTCAGCGCGAAACATAAACACACCACTTAAATCGACTTCATGGTCTGTGACACCAGCATTAATGCTAATCACTTCATCAGGTGCAAAAATCGGCAGCACCACATTGCCTGCAATCACCAAGCTCATGGTTATAAACCTGCTACGTCAGATTCGCTTAAATACGGCACATCATTGATGCGTACAAAGTCTGGCGATGTCACGTCATAACCAATCTTATGCATGGTTTTTTCGCCACCGTTCGGGTTTAGGTTCAACAGGTCGCTTATTTTTAATAAACAGCCATACAACGCTATCTTTTGCTTTTCATCCATAAAGGTGCCGTTGGTGATAACATCGAACGGTGGCAAATCACGGAAACTACCCGCGCTTTTAGCTTGCTCGATAATGCGGTTGAGTGTTTTGCTGGTAATTTCAAACTCACCAGAGCAACCCACATCACCATCCACATAACCATCCGGCACACCACCTGTTTTCACTGCTTGGCGGTTGTCGGTGATCGTGGCAGACATCGATTCGATATGGATAAGCGTGTCACCCAACATCACGTCAAAGTTTTTACCTGATAAATGACTCATTTTGCTCTCCTATGCGTCTGCGCCAGATAAATCCAACACAATGTTGGCGGTTAATGTTTTAGCGATGTTGTAAGGCTGCATCTTGATATACACGTTCACTTTTTCGCGTGTTTCCCACTGCAGCACCACATCGCCTGGTTTCGGTGGTTTGATTTCCGCAGGGAATGGAATGCCCTGGAACACCACCTCTTTGCTCATTTCACGTAATGGACGCATCAACTGTTCAATCGCCCATTCTTCACCGATACTGGATGAATTAATGCGACGTTCAGCCACTAAGCCAATCAACACAATCCGAACAGCGCGAGCGCCTTTTTGTTGAACACGTCTGTTTTCAATCGCGGTGTAATCACCCGCAGTCACATCCAGCATTAAGCCATCTGACCAATACATGCCCTCATAATCGGGGTAATACATCGGCACTGAAAAACGCTGATCGTGCAACGCTTTCGCGTGTGCGTTGTTGTAGCGAACAGCATTAAGATCAACTGGTAACGTCGATTGGTCGACACCCACTAGCGCGCCTGTGTTGGTTCGCATTGGCGAGTCCGCCACGCTAACGCTGTCGTTTGCGAGCCGGCCTGCATAAATACCCACCGCATCGTCATAAATGTAAGGAACCACACCCACTAAATCAGCCGATAAGCTGTCGGTTAAATCATTAATATCAGTGATATAAGCAGCCCATGTTTCTGTTGCTGCATCGATGCCGCGAGCCGCCGCAATAATGAATAACTCTCGGCCATAGCTGGCTTTGATTTCAATTGCTTTAGTCTGTAACGCAGTGAGCTCAGCTTGCGCTGTCACCGGCGTGCAAATGAATATACCCTCCACGCGGATATCTTCATTCATTGCTAGATCAATCGCTGCATCCCACAAAGTGCCATCTGCTAATGGAATCGCCACACACGCCCAATTTTGACCTGCATTGACTTTGGCGGCTTGTACTTGGCGTTTCAATTCAGAATCAGCTTCGCCTAATTCAGCATCCAGATCGCTATCGGTGTTTAAAAACAGCAATGTGTTTTGATTAGTGCCACCCTCACCGATGAGTAAAAAATACTTTTCAACGGTTGGAAATGGGCCTTGGTTTAAATTAACGGCATTCACCGTTACGCTAGGAAACGTCATGACGCGAACTCCTGTTTCATTTGTTTAAATATGTCATCGGTGTAATCAGCAATGTCCTGGGCAGTTGCCCCCAAAAACGAACGTGCTGGCAGAACCGTTTTCCAACTGTCTAACGGCAAATCACCCGCCCATTCACGCAGTGCTCGTAACACATAGCCTGCTTGGCCGATGGTTAGGTTTTCTGTAATCCAGCGTAAAGTTGGCGCTTTTGTGCCGCGACCTTTCGCTTTTTTAATTTTGAAGCCTGCATCACGTAAGGCTTTGGCCTGTTTACGCGTGGCGGGTTTATCGTAAAAAGCACTGCTGGCTGGTTGTTTGTTAGCGCGAACAATTTCCTCATGGCCATATTGGTGTTTTGCAGCAATACGTGCCGATGATTGACGCTTAAACCCCACCACCGCTTCGGTGCTGCTGCGGGTGTAGGTTTTCAATTCTTTACCAAGCTTGCGTAACATTTTTGTGCGTTTTTTTGTTTGCTTGCTACGTGGTGTAAACGCTCGACCAGCCAGATCACGCTGTTGTCTAATGCGGCGTTTGCTATCACGTTCAACACGCTTGCCAATGCGATACATCATGCGTTTACGCTGTGAAGCCGGCATTTTTATCAATTCAAGCTGGCGTTTAAGTGGCAACATACCAACGACATTCACGACGACATCATTCATCTTCGATCACCTCGCCCTCTGTCGCTATCCACACAGGAACGGTGTCGAGTCGATAGTTCTCACCGTTAATTTCAATCGCGCCATCTGGATCTGGCACCGCACCGACACGTTCAATAAAGCTTAGTTTTAATTCCACATCCGCCACGGTGTCGTCTTTCACATCCACATCAAAATCAGGATGATCCAAACCGCGTTCAACGCGGTCGCTGTCATTGCTGTGCAGCCAAACAAGTACGTTGGCAAACAGTTCCTCGGGTCTGTTAAGGTTGAAATTAAAATCCGTCCACACAAACACAGCGGTATATTCCATTTCAAACAGGGTTAAACCCTCGCCGTCATCCTTAAAGAGTGGATGCAGCTTGGTGTCTTCGGCCCAGGAATCAAATTGATTAATGGCGGTATACGCTTTACCCATTAAAAACGTAGAAAGTGACTTTAACTTTTGCATTAGATCAGCTCCGCCAGGAGATCAGCTGTTCTCGCAAAATCCTCATCAGGAAAATGCAACGCTAAAAGGCGGCTAACGCAATACTGGCACTCGTTCAGCCAGTGGCTTTCAGTGTTTTGAATTTCATCGTTTTCACCGGTGGTGTTGGGTGTTTTACGCATGCTATTAAACTGCTCAACCAAAAAGGCTTTTGCACGGCAATACACCGCTGCAGCATACAGTTCGTTTAGAAATTCTCCTTGGTCGCTCGGCATCCCTTCCGAGCTGGTGTAGTCCGTAAACGTAGTGTGCGAGGCACTGACCAAAACTTTCACTCGATCGAGTTCTTCGTTTACCTTGATCATACCGAGTTTCAAACCGGTCTCAATCACAGGCGTGTCATACTCTGAGGGAATACGATATTTGCTCACCAAGTCCGCCATTGATAACGCAGGCCAAAAGCCGTCGTTAGCAGTCGGATCGATATTTTCTAAACTTGGTTTTCCGCTAAATGACATCGCACTCACTCAAATAAATATAGGGGCCAGGACAAGACCATAATCACGGAAAATCACAATGTGGTTTCAGTGTTTATGTGTTGCCGAGTCCCGGCGGGAGGAGCCTCAAAGTTAGCAGCGTCGACCGACTCCACGTCTTCGCCATCATTGCGCGCCTAGTGGCGCTTTATTCGTTGTTGTCAGCCTTATTTGATTGTTCAGCTAATTCAGCTAACGCATCTTGTGCTTTTTTCTTGCGACCTTTGCATCCAGCACCGGCTTCACCTTTCGGGTTGATTGCTTCGGCTTTTTCGCACATATCAAGACAAAGCTGCCAAGCTTCAATGTTTTCAAAATGACGCGCCATAATTGCAAACATCTTGCTTTGCACGATTTCATTCAACGCCCAGCTGTCGGCCTGCATTGCATCCACCACCGATGTCAAAAACGGTGCTGGGCTATGGTTTTCAGCTAATTGTTTTGTGGCCCAATCATAAGTTTGGTCACAAATAAAGGTTTCGAGCGTTGATTTAAAGCCGCTCGGCATCTGCTGATTGCCAGTTTTGGCTAGGTGTAAACCCAGCGAGACACCACGTTCAATGTCACCCACGTCAAACGACCAAATCATCACATTAACGGCGACGCTGTTAGGGTAGTCATGCCCTTGGTTCACGTAGTCATCCGTAAAGGTTGTGTAGTTTGGTAATAACTCGGCTTTTGCATCGCTCTTTTCATCCAGCGTGTTGTAACTTGATAAACGCTGCAGGTCGGTTTCCATTGCCGCTTTAAGCTGCTCAAACAGCTCGTGGCGTGATGGTTCAGTCGAGTCCGTTTTAGATGGGACGATATCGCGCTTGCCGGCTACTAACACAGCTAATTTACTGGGTTTTGACGTCACGCTCGTTTTGCGCTCAACCTCACCCGCATCAATTTGCTGCATTAATCGTTTTAGTTTTGACATAGTTAAAACCTTTAAAAGTAACCTGGTTACTCAGTAGCGATTACGCTACTGAGATATTGTCGATTAAGACCGCTTGTTCTTCGTCTTCAACAATCCAATCCAAATTCACGCTGTTAAAGTCTTGCGTTTGATTCTTCTCTGGCTTGTCTTTGATCGTGCGACGAACAGACGATGTTTGTTGGTAAATTTTCAGGTTACTTAAAGGTGTAAGCAATGCAGTACCATCTGGGAAGAACGGTGCATACATCGTTGGGAAACCACCATACGCTTTGGTGACTTCACCATTACCAAGCGCACGTTTTTCAGTCGGTGTGTTGCCGTTTGTTTGGTAATAAACAGACTCTTGAGAGCCTAAGATGTCGTTACCCACTAACAACACATAGCCGTTGTTTTGGCGGTGTTTAATCGGCAACATCAATTTAAGTTCTTGAGCTAACACATCTAAGTTAGGGATATCACCCTCACCAAGCGTTAATACACCGGTGCCATCTAAATAATGACCACCACCAAACTCACGCATGATTTGCAGCCAACCTTTTGAAACATCTTCAAGATTAGGGTTGGTGGCAATATCAGTGGTTGCTGCATCGCTTGTTCCGTTAAAACCAATCGATAACAGGTCGTTACCCATCGCTTGACGGACATGGCGAATATAACGTGCAGCAAAGTCAGGGAATTTAGCCCAGGTATCAACAAGCGAATACAGTAACGCCACATCAAAGTCGATCTGGTTACATGAGTACCCTTTTTGATCCAAGCTGGCTAAATGGCGTGGTGTACGTTCACCGGCACCTGTTGTGTCAGTTCTACTCGCAACGCGACTTGAAAGACCAAAACCGACTTTTTGACCTGCAATTTCTGAGACAGGCACAATCGGGTTAAGCATTTGTAAAAAGCCAGCACCATCTTCAATCACCTTGTCATAAATAACTTGGCCTTGAGTGGGTGTTGCCGCAAAGTGCATGCCGCCTTCTACGTTTGAAATAACAGCGCCTTCTGCAGACATCACTTTTTGCAATTCAGCGTGGTAATGCGCTAATGC